ATATAGAACAGCTTTGCGAAATTTAACCACAAACTTAGACAACCCGAGTTCTGTGGAATCAGTTAGCTGGCCTACACCACCAAGTTTTTTACAATAACCGTCAAAAAATAATGCTTGACATTCCACCCCTTACCCACTATAATTTGAAACATGGCTAAAGAATTAACTACAATCTCCCCAGAGGGACTTGAAGTAGCTAATAGTTACTTGCAGTTCGGCAATATCAACGGGGTCGTGCAATCTCTCGGGGTTTCTGAAAACCAAGTCGTAGAGTTGCTCAACAAACGTGAAGTAAAAAAGTATATTGATACTGTTTACTTAGATATGGGGTATCGCAACAAAAATAATATTGCAAGTTTACTAGACGAGATGATTGAAAGTAAGCTTGACGAAGCGAAAGAAACCGGAGTTTACTCTAGTAAGGATTTAGCAGACTTGTTACAAATGGCACATAAGATGAGAATGGACGAGATTAAGGCTCAAGCTGATCTTGAAAAAGCTCAAGCTACAAACGTAAAAAGTCAAACAAATGTTCAAATAAATGAAGGTGTACCTTTCGGCCAGGGCAACTACGGTAAGCTCATGGAAAAGTTGTTAAAAGATGTCTGACGATCGTAAGCTAGACAATGTTGTCGAGCAGTTTCTACGTCATGAAGTTCAGTGTGAAGAAAGATGGAAAACCACATTTAATCGACTAGATGATATTGACGAGAAACTGGACAGAATGGAACAGCGTCAACTACAATTTGGCGGAGCACTAATACTATTCCTATTAGGACTGGTAGTAACACTTGCATTTCAAGTGTAGGAGGTAAAAATGGCTTATCAAAAAAGAAATACTTGGTGGGGAATTCACCCTGACAAAGGTAAAAAAGCCTTTTCAAATGAGAAAGACGCAGAAGCTTACGAAAGTGGCAAAGAGAAAAAAGAACCTGTAGTAGTTAAGAGCAAGGATCTTTTTTCAGCAGACGCATAAGTGGCTGTTCGTAAGCGCAAAAAGGCTGCGAAGAAAAAGCCTATTCCTACAAATAAAAAACTTTACGCACGAGTGAAGGCACAAGCCAAACGAAAGTTTGCTGTGTATCCTTCAGCTTATGCAAATGGGTGGCTTGTAAAAACTTATAAAGCCAAAGGCGGGAAATACCGCATGGGAGTAAAGTAATGCCAGCAGGTAAAGGAACTTACGGAAAGAAAAGAGGTCGTCCAGCTAAGAAAGGTAAGGGCAAGAAGAAGAAGTCTATGGGAGGCTTGACAGCCGCTCAAAAGAAGCTGCCTCCAGCACTTCAAAAAGCTATTTTAAAAAAGAAGCGCGGAAAAAAGTGACCTTCTAAGCGATAGGCAGTTGTCTATAAGCGAGGTATTATGCCCACAAAGATAAATGAAGCAACAGAGTTAGCTATACCCTTAAAGAATTTAATAGGATTAGTAACCTTTACTGCAGTATCTGTGTGGGCTTATACTGGTATCACAGAGAGAATAGCCTTTTTAGAACATAACTTACAGGCGATATCAGTAGAGGTTGAAGAAAACGACGAGTGGATTGATAATTTCTCTCCTCCGCCAGAAGTAAGTGATACTGTAAAAAGAGTTAGAGACTTAGAGTTAAAGATAAAAGAATTGGAGGTCTTACTCCATAGCGGAGAAAATAATGGCTAAACCAAAAAGTGGCCTTACTAAATGGTTTAAAGAAGATTGGGTAGATATATCCAGACCTAAAAAGGGCGGCGGCTTTGAAAAATGCGGAAGAACCAAATCAGGGAAGAAAAGTTATCCAAAATGTCTTCCTGCTGCCAAAGCCGCTGGCCTTACTGAAAAGCAACGAAAGTCAGCTGTCCGCAGAAAAAGAGCGGCCGGCAATCCAGGGGGCAAACCCACTATGGTTAGTACCTTTGTAAAGAGAAAGAAACGTGGCAGTAAAAAGAAAAGGTAAAAAGAAAGATTCAAGATTGAAGAAAGCCGGGGTATCGGGATACAATAAGCCAAAAAGAACTCCAGGTCACCCGAAAAAGTCCCATATTGTTGTAGCAAAATCAGGAGATAAAGTTAAGACTATTCGTTTTGGGCAGCAAGGAGCAAAAACAGCCGGTAAACCTAAGAAAGGAGAGAGTGAAGCAATGAAGCGTAAACGTGCTTCATTCAAAGCCCGACACGCAAAGAATATTGCAAAGGGCAAGATGTCCGCAGCGTATTGGGCGGACAAAGTAAAGTGGTAGACCATGGTTATAGAATCAGTAATGATGGCGAGCACTATTCTGTCGCAGATAAATGGCCTTATACAAAAAGCTAATGAAACTGGCGAGGGAATGCAGCAGCTTATGGGCACCATCAGTGATTTTGGGGAAGCAGTCACTGAATTTGAAGTAAAAAGAAAGTCCAGTACTTTTAACCCTCTTAGCCAGAGCGAGCTACTCAAGCTTACGATGATTAAGAAAAGCTACGAGAGACATTGGAAAGACGTTCATGATTTGTTAGCTATGGTAGACCCTGAGATGCTAAAGAGCTTTCAACAAGCTAGAGCAGAACAAGAACATGCCAGAAAACAGCAAATGGCCATGCTATCTAGAAAGCGCAAAGAAAGAGATCATTTAATACAACAAATCTTAGTTGGATTTACTACTTTAATAATCGGGAGCATACTAATCGCAGTTGCCTTATTCTTCTTACTACCATGAAAAAATTACAAAAAGATTCACACTATGCACAATTTGACCTAGATGGAGACGGTGTAGTGTCAGACGAAGAAATTAAACGATCACAGGATATGTTAGAGCTGGAACTTCGAGAAGAGAAGTCAGAGGCTCAAAAAAGAATGGCATGGGTTGCAATGGGTTCTATGATAGTTTTTAGTGCCATATTGTTTAGCCCTGCTGTAAGTGAGAGCCGAGTAGCTGCTTTAGCAGATCTACTTGGATTATTTTACATTGCTCAGGCCGGCGTCGTAGGCGCTTATATGGGCGTATCTGCATGGATGTCTAAGAGGTAATTATGCAATCTCAACCAAAAAGTAGTAAGTGGAAGGGCTCTGATGTGGAAGAATATAAAAGAAATATTCGACCTGTCAGAAAAGATGCTGAGGATGATAAATTGACGGAGCTTGAATATTGCAGGAAGTATAGCAAAACAAGGTCCATGGGACAAGATTAGATGATTGAAATAAGCCGCAAGGATATAATCTCTGATTATATTTGTGATTACACACAGGAAGACAAGTTTTTGAAGTTGCCTATCGATCCTTATTTGGACTTACTAGGTATTACACCACTGCCTTCCCAGACAGCGATTATTAATGCTATTAATAGCCCTAAGTATCGATTTGTCTGTGCGGCTGTTTCTCGTAGACAGGGAAAGACTTATATTGCCAATATTATTGGACAACTAGTATCTCTTATTCCTAATTCTAATATTCTAATTATGTCGCCTAACTATGCTTTGTCACAAATATCTTTCGACTTGCAAAGAACACTGATTAAACACTTTGATCTTGAAGTAGTCAAAGATAACGCCAAAGATAAAGTTATAGAACTATCGAACGGATCTACTGTGCGTATGGGGTCAGTCAATCAAGTTGACTCCTGTGTGGGTAGATCCTACGATTTGATTATTTTTGATGAAGCAGCTCTTGCCGATGGCAGGGATGCTTTTAATGTGGCACTGAGACCCACGCTTGACAAAGACAATTCAAAAGCAATCTTCATTTCTACCCCTCGTGGAAAAAACAACTGGTTCTCAGAGTTTTTTCATAGAGGCTTCGATACTGAATTTCCTGAGTGGGCATCTATTCGTGCCACTTATAAATCAAATCCCCGAATGTCCGAACTAGATATAGCAGAGGCTCGTAAGAGTATGTCTGAGGCTGAGTTTCGTCAAGAGTATGAAGCTGACTTTAATACCTACGAGGGTCAGGTCTGGAGCTATAACTACGAAGAATGTACGGGGTCGTTTCAAGATATGGACATAAGTAAGATGGATGTCTTTGCAGGACTTGACGTAGGATATAGAGATCCTACTGCTCTGTGTGTAATCGCATATGACTGGGATGAAGAAAAGTATTATTTAGTAGACGAGTATCTTGATGCAGAGCGCACCACCGAGCAACACGCAGGAGAGATACAAAGACTCATAGATAAGTGGGATATTGACTACATATTTATTGACTCTGCTGCACAGCAAACTCGGTTTGACTTCGCGCAAAACTATGATATTAGTACTAACAATGCTAAAAAGTCCGTTTTAGACGGAATCGCCCATGTAGAAGGGATAGTAGACAACGATAAGTTACATGTTGATCAGGACTGTAAAGAAACTCTATCAGCTCTAGATCAGTACCAATGGGATCCGAATCCTAACCTCCTTAAAGAGAAGCCAAAACATAATAAAGCTTCGCACATGGCAGATGCTTTAAGATACGCTCTATACTCATTTGAGACATCAAACAGCGGCTTCTAATGACACCATATCAAAAATAGTATTTGACATGGTACCCCAAACTCGATATAATTCTGGTATTAGAAAATGGATTTAAAAAGAGACATCGTAAAATACATAAGAGATAAGGCTAAGAATAACTATGAAAAAGGCACTGAGTGCAGAATTTGCGGTTCAACTGTAAAACTAGACTTTCACCACTTTTATACCTTAAGCCCTCTTGTTCATAACTATGTAGCCAAGAACAAGCTAGATCCTAAGAACATCTTATCCTTTAGAGATGAGTTCATAGAAGAGCATAGAGAAGAACTTTACGATCATACAGTTACTCTTTGCCACGAGCATCATTTGCAGTTACATTCCATTTATGGAAGAAATCCAGGTTTAGGCACCGCAAACAAGCAGAAAAACTGGGTAGAGATTCAAAGAGAGAAACATGGCGTGGTATGATAGACTTTTAGGCCGTCAAGAGAAGGAACTGGATATGGAGAAACTTAATCCCATACAGCAGTACTTTGGCCAAGAAAAAGAATCCTCTCGAGAATTTACACAAAGTTACGAAAGATATTACGAAACTTTAGAGATCGTAAATCGTGGTGTGAATATGATTGTTGACGATGTAGCAGAAATTCCTGTTGTCGTTCAACCTCAGCCAGTTACTGGAGTGCGCAAGGGTATAAAAAGATCTAGAGTAGATCTTCTTTTAAACAAAGAGCCCAATCCTTTTCAGGATGTTAGTTCGTTTAAGCGAAACTTGATTACTGACTACCTTCTTGATGGCAACATCTTTGTATATTATGATGGGGCTCACCTATACCACTTACCTGCCGACAGCGTAACTATTCACGCAGACTCCAAAACTTATATTGAAAAGTACACTTATAACGATATTGATTATACCCCGGATGAGATTATTCATATAAAAGAAAACTCTTTTTACTCTATCTTCCGAGGTACTTCTCGATTGAAGCCCGCAGTACGCACTATGCAACTAACAGCCTCAATGAGAAAGTTTCAAGATAACTTCTTTAAAAATGGAGCAGTACCTGGTCTTGTACTAAAGAGTCCGAATACTCTTAGTGAGAAAATTAAAGAGCGAATGATTCAATCCTGGTCTTCTCGATATAGACCTGATGCCGGAGGCAGACGACCTCTAATTCTTGATGGAGGCATCGAGATTGACTCAGTATCTAACGTAAATTTTAAGGAACTTGACTTCCAGTCTTCAATTGAAGAGAATGAAAAAATTATCTTAAAAGCATTAGGAGTTCCACCAATCTTGTTGGATTCAGGAAATAATGCAAATATTCGCCCTAATATGCGAATGTATTATCTTGAAACTATACTACCTATTGTCAGAAAGATTAACTATGCCTATAGTCGTTTCTTTGGGTACTCAATCGAAGAAGATGCTACTAATATTCCAGCACTTCAACCAGAGTTACGAGATCAGTCACAGTATTATACTTCACTAGTAAATGGCGGTATTATATCAGCGAACGAAGCTCGAGTAAGACTTGGATTTGAGGCATTAGAAGGTAACGATGATTTAAGAGTACCTGCAAACATAGCAGGTAGTGCAGTAAATCCCGATGAGGGCGGTAGACCAACAGAAGAAGACACAGATGACTAGAAATCGCAAGCATAAATTAGTTAGAGAGTTAGGAATGTATTTTGCAGAAAAAGGCAAGATAGTTCCAGCTCGTGAATACAAGGTCGCTAATGACCGACCCAACTTTCTTACCATGAAAGAAATTGTAAAAGTAATGGGCTCTTATACTGCTGCAGTCGAATGGATTGAGAAGTATGAACCAGAGTTGTGGGGAATCATTCATCAAGTTGAGAAAGTTGAAGAGAAAGAAGCCCCTCTAGCTAAACTAGCCCAAGCGAAGACAGGGAGTTAAAATGGAAAAGATATTTAATCTTACCTCTACTTTTAAGTCTCATGCAGCCGATGATGGCTCTGTTACTATTAAAGGAATGGCTAGCACGGTTGATTTTGACCGAGCAGGTGATTCTATTTCAGCAGAAGCATGGACTAAAGGTGGTTTGAAAAATTTCGAAAAGAACCCTATTATTCTTTTCAATCATGACTATGATCGACCCATTGGTCGAGCAACAGGCCTAAAAGCAACAGAACACGGCCTGGAATTAGAAGCAAAAATTAGCAAGTCTGCACCTGCTAATGTATGCGAATTAGTTAAAGAAGGTATCCTTGGAGCATTTTCTGTTGGTTTCCGAGTCAAGGATGCTGATTACCTCCAGGAAACCGACGGACTAAAGATAAAGGATGCTGAATTGTTTGAAGTATCGGTTGTATCCGTTCCTTGCAATCAAGAAGCTACTTTCTCTCTGGCGAAGTCTTTTGATTCTGTTTCAGAATACGAAGAGTTCAAGAAAACTTTCACCAATCGTGTAGATCTAGCCGGTCAGACTCTGGCTAAAGACGAAGTTAATACTTCTAGCGTAGCTAGTGATACACCGGACGGAACCAAAAAGGTTCAAAAGGAGATCCAAATGTCTGAAGTTAATACTCCAGAAATCGACTTGGAAGCACTTGCTAAGAAGGTAGCAGAGGAAACTGCTGCAAAGATTGCAATGAAGCAAGCCGAGCAAAAAGCCGCTGAAGAAGCCGCAGCCCAAGAAATTCAGGCTGAAGTTGAAGCAAAGGCACAACAAGAAGAAGAAGTTAAGCAAGCCGTAGTATCTGGTGTAGAATCAGGTGCTGAGCGTTTGATGGCTGATCTTCGCAAAGAGTTTGAAAATGAGCAGGTAAATGCTGCCGAAGTACTGAACAAGTACAAGAGTGAGCTGGAAGAAAAGTCAGCTGAAATCGAAGCTATGCGTACTAGCAAGCGTGATTTCTCTGGTCGTAAGGCCTCTGATCTTAAGTCTCACGGCAAAGATTTGCTCTCTGCCCATATTCTTGGTCAAGTAACCAACAAAGGTTGGGATACTCAGTATGGTCAAGAAGTCCTTGAAAAGGCTGAAGTTACCTACACTTCTACGTCTTCTGCAGGTATCGATGTAATCGTTTCCAACGCATTCGAAGAAGAAGTACGTCAAGCACAGAAGGTAGCACCTTTGTTCCGTGAAATCGCGGTTTCATCTGGCGCAACTGTACTGCCTGTCGCTCCTGATACTGAGCCTGCAAACTTTGCAGCTACGGGCGCTGACACTGCTGCCAATAACTTGGAAGAAGCTGGTGCATCTGATAACAACTATAATGTTAATCAGGTTATCTTGCAAGCACATCGCTTGATCTCAAGCACGTTTATCACGAATGACACCGACGAGCAAATCGTTGTTTCTGTCCTTCCAATGATTACGTCTGCTTTGGCTCGTGCACACGCTGTAGCTATTGACAGTGCCATTCTAGTTGGTGCTGGTGCTGGTAGCATCTCACAAGGTCTGGTTGGTGCGAACGGTACGGATAACACTAGTGGTTATTCTTCTGCTTCTGCCCAAACTGCTCTTGATGCTTCAGGATCTGGCGAAGTTACTCCTGCTAACCTTCTTGCAATGCGTAAGGAAATGGGCAAGTATGGTCTTGAGGCTTCTCAAGTTGCATACATCGTACCTACCGATGCATACTATGAGTTGATTGATGCTTCTGGCTTCACCGACGTACAAGAAGTTGGTAGTGATTTGGCTGCTAAGCTGACCGGCATGGTTGGCACGGTATTCGGTTCACCAGTAATCGCTACCGATCGTCTTGCCTATAACTTGGGCAACTCGGGTGCAGCTACTACTACTGCAGCTTTGGCAGTATATATGCCTAACTACGTTGTTCCACGTCTGCGTGGCGTCAGCGTTGAAACTGACTATATTGTCAAAGAGCAGCGCACCGTATTGGTCGCAACTCAGTCTCTTGGCTTTAATCAGTTGGTTGCAGCTTCTGGCTCTAACAAGCCTTCAGTTCGCTGGGCTTACTCGTAACAGATACTTGTTACTTGCTACCTGGGGGAGGATTTCCTCCCCCAAGTTTTTACTAATATACTTATGGCAAACTTAATAACATTAGCAGAATATAAAGATGCACAAGGTATCGCCAGCCCTAAAGAGGATGGACGATTGAATGTGCTTATTCCTTCTATAAGTCAATTAGTAAAAACTTACTGCGGCAACAGCATTGTAGATTACTATTCTACAAATAAGACGGAAACTTTTAATATTAATTGGGATACGAATATTGTACAGTTAACAGAGAGTCCTGTAAATACTATTGTATCCGTTGAAGAGAGGCGTACCTATGGTGACTCTTATACGACGCTTACTACGACCTCGCATGAATATTTTCTGGATTCCAATACCGATAGTGTTCTTAGAACTAACACTAGTGGTCTTGCTACTAACTGGCCTAAAGGTGTTGGTAGCGTAAGAGTTGTGTACACTGCAGGATACTCTGAACTTCCTGCAGATCTAAAATTAGCGGTAGTTGATCTACTGACTTACTATTTGAAAGATGAGCATAAAGAGCGAAGAACTTTAGGAGCAGCCAGTATACAGAACCAGAGTTCTACTAGCCAACGTAATAATGTTGCTTTTCCCGACCACATTAAGAGAGTTTTAGACTTGTATAAGAATTTTTAATGAGTAAACAATTAGTAGATAAACTTATAAAACAGTTTCTTACTAATCCTAGATATAAAAGAAGGTGGGATACTGTACTTCGTAGTCAAATGGGAGGCAGCCCACATATTACAACAATTACTCTAGAAGATTTAATAACTTTATATAGAGATAATACTATTGCTGCTTTATATGGAGAGAAGTCTTTTAAAGATGCAGAAGTTTCTGCGAATAGAGTGAAAGGTATAGAGGCGGCAGCCTTAGCTGCGGCAAATAAAGTTTTTAATGATTTTCCTTCAGCCTATGAGAAAACTACAGGCAAAAGAAAAGGCTCTGTACTTAGAAAGGGCAATTCTATTATAGTACGGCAACCTAAGGGGTTGCATTCTTCTGTTCAAAGACTTATATGGCAGTTGGGTTGGAAAAGTATTTCAAAAAGCGAAGAACTTTCTCAAAAAAGCAGAAAAAGACTTCAAAGTGACGCAGGAAAAAAGGTATTTAGAGCTAGAACTCAGAATCTTCATGAAGAGAAAACAACTGTAGGTTCTTTTACTTTAGCAAAACTATACGAAGGAGTCATGCACAATGTTGTTGAGTCTGATTTTACTGTAGAGCAGACAACAATTATTGCAAACACAATTGGCGAGTATTTTGGGGATATAACCGCTCAGTGGAAGAAACAAACAGACAATAAAAAATATAGTCTTAATGATACTTTAGAGATACCTCTAACTATTGGACCTCAAAGTATGAACCCTGTGGGGTCAGAGGCTTATGACTGGAAGCAGATAAGAAAGAAACTAGAGGATAGCCTTTACGAGCACGCAATAGCAGAAAACTTTGGCAAAGATTATGCACATTCAAAAGGAAGCAAGCCTTTAGTTGAGCAAGTACAGGATAAAAGCCTATCTATTGTTGTTGAGGAAGTACTTGATTCCGTAAAACGAAGTAGGACTATTAAAGGTACCTCTACTAAAATTAATAAAAATAAGACAGAAAGTAAAAAGGCTTCTTCCAAGGTTACTCTAAAAGGAAATGCAAAACAAGCAAAGAAAGGGGGCATAAAGAGAAAAAGTTATTCTGTAACACAAAATGTAAGCCAGAAAACAGCCCAGTCACCTATTGCTTTAGCAGGATTAATTAATGCTAAACTTCCAGATGAAGTTGCTAAAAAAATGAGATCACCTAGGCTAGTAAATAGAACTGGCAGATTTGCAGGAAGTGTTAGAGTAACGGATGTTCAAACAACTCGAGGAGGATTTCCTAGTGTAGGATATACTTATGAAAAGAATCCATACTCTGTTTATGAGGTTTCCAGTGGTAGTGCTCGTGCAAGCTCTGAGAGAGACCCAAGGCCTCTAATTGATTCTGCAATAAGAGATATTGCTGCTAATTTTTTGGTAGGACGACTATATACTAGGAGAGTATAATGACAAGTACAGCACGAACTTATACCTCCCGAAGAGCAAATATTGTAAATGCACTTGCAGAAAAGCTGAAGACAATTAATGGATCTGGAGCAATGCTCTCAGATGTAGAAAATAATGTTTTTCCTTTTTTAAAGTTTTGGGACGAAGTAGAGGAGTTTCCTGCAATTCATTTAAATGCAGGAAGCGAGACTCGGGAGTACCAAGGCGGCGGCTATAAGGATCGTTTTTTAGCAGTAACTGTTCGTTGCTATGTTAACGAAGAAAATGCACAAGATGCATTAAATGCTTTAATGGAAGACGTCGAAACTGTAATAGAAGAAAACTCTGATTTGCAGTATTTTGATGCTCAAAATAATGCTTTTAATGTCCAACAAATCACAGTCATCGGTATTGATACTGATGAAGGTGTACTCGAGCCTCTAGGTGTAGGAGAACTCACAGTAGAAGTTCGTTATTAGAAAATACTGGCACGAACAAATGTTCACGTCCAAGTCTTTTCAAGTTTCATAGGAGAAAACTATGGCAGAACAACTATATTTTAGCCGCGACTCGAAAATGTTTATCGAGTTCGACGGCCATGTATGGGAAGTTCCTGTACTAGATGGTTTCAGCTTTTCACAGGCTACTAATAGTACAGAAATCACTTTGAATGAGATGGAATCTTCCGCTGGAGTAAGTCGTCGCGGCCGTAGAGCTTTTAACGACTCCTTGGCTCCAGGCGAGTGGTCTTTCTCAACTTATGTACGTCCCTTCCAGGCAGCCTCAGGCACGGCAAATGGTACGGCAGATGGCTCCGCAAAAGTTCACGCAGTAGAGGAAGTTCTATGGGCTCTTTTTGCGGGTGCTAAAAACTATGATCGTAGTACTTATGATTTTGATACTGGAGGAACTAATGTAATTACTCCAGCTACTAGTAGTAGCGTAATTAATTTTGGCTCTTCTAACTCATCAACTCTAGGTACTGCGAATGTTTACTTTGTATTGGGAGATGCCAATCAAAAAGTAATGAAGCTTGACGGTGTTACTGTTAATGAAGCCTCCATTGATTTTGATATTGATGGTATTGCTACGATTAACTGGTCTGGAAATGCTAATAACGTTCTGGACTTTACCGGAAGCACGCATGTAGATAATACTGCTCCTATCCATTCCGATACTACTACGGATGGTACTACTATGGCAGTAGGAGATGTTTGGTTAGATGCTAATGACGGTAATCGTTTGTATGTTACTACTAATGTAACGAACGGCAGCGAAGCAAACACAGTGTATATTGATGAAGCAATTCGTGATACAGGTAACTTTATTCGTAACCGACTAACCGTACTTACAGTTACTCCTACGACCAGAGACCCTGACAGCGATAGTGTAAATGAGCTAGAAGCCAACTATAGCCTTACCTTGACAGGCGGTAATATTACTATGTCTAATAACAACACTTATATTACTCCTGAAGAGATTGGTACTGTAAACGTGCCTATCGGACATGTTACAGGTACTCGTAATTTTGGCGGTTCATTTACATGTTACTTAACAGAGGATACTAGTACTACTAATGCTTCTGGTGACTTCTTCGAGGATCTTCGTGGAATTACTAACGTAGTTACTAACTCTTTCGCTCTTGTCTTCAAGATCGGTGGAGCAAGTGGTACTCCTCGTCTAGAAATCAGCATGCCTACATGTCACATTGAGATTCCTACTCACTCTATTGAGGATGTGATTTCTTTGGAAACTAACTTTATGGCGTTGCCTTCTACGATTGCAGAAGACGACGAAGCAACTCTTACTTATTTCGGTGCGTAATAACTAGAGTACTCATAAATAAAGGGGCTTCGGCCCCTTTTTCTTTGACCAAACAAAAATAATTCTTGACATTTTTCCTCCCCTCCATTATACTATAGGTTAATTAAAAGTGAGAGTACCTTATTCTCTTAGAGTTAAAAATAAATGCCCAGCTATAATTTTAAGAGAGAAGCACAACTATTTATAGTAGACGGAAGCTCCCGGTATTCTATAGATATCAGTGATGTATCGTTTAGTCAAACTTTTGCAGAAGAAAGTTATACAGTTAAAACGTTGCATGCTCCTACAGATTATTTTGAAGGTAGTGTTATAAATAAGGCAAATGCTGCTAATTTTTCCTTTACTATGCCTGCAATACAGGAAGCAGACTTCACCATAGTAGAGAATTTTCTGATAAACAATAGTAGTTTTACTATATTTGTTTCTACGCCTACAGATGTTTTTAAACTTGATACATGTGTCATTACAAATGGTAGTTTCGTAATTGAGAAATCACGACCCCTGAGTATTGAGATTCAAGGAGAAGCATCTAAGCTTACTAACCAAGCAAGCCTTTCGGGGACGCTTCAAAGTAGGTCTAATACAAAGAATTATTTAGTTAACCCAAAATTAGCGGTTACTTTAGATTCTTCCTCCTTAACAGATATTGTATCAGTAAAGATCGAACTGCAAAATGAGATAGACTGGACTCCATATTCAACTATCCATGCAGCAAGAGCTGTTACATCTGCCTCAAATTCGATGTATCCATCTGGATATGTCGTATCTAAAAAAATACTTGCCGGTTCAATTTCTCAGTATCTTACTGATACAAACAAAAGTACAGCTCAATCTTGGGATACATCAGTCGCCCTAGAGATTAAAGCAGGTAACGGTCAAACAGGTTCCTCTTTTAGAGGATTCCACGTAGGCCCTGCAACAAGTACTTTCACTAACAGAATGAGTGCAGGTGATGTATTTATTCAAAATTATGATTGGAGAGTCACCGATAATTCAAGCTCTCTATCGTCGATATTCAAATATGTAACAAACTAGGAGTTTAGTTTAATGGAACTTAAAAAATTAATGGTCGATAGCAAGTCTGTGTGGATGGACTTTCCCGGCTTAGACGGATTTTCCGTGGAAGTAGTAAATCTTTCTAGAAAAGAACTAACAGGATTGAGAAAGCGCTGTACTACTAATAAATTTGATAGAAAGACTCGGCAACTTACTGAAAACTTAGATGAAGAAAAATTTGTATCGGAGTTTTCTAATGCTAGTATTAAGAACTGGAAGGGTCTATCTTTAGAGCACCTTGAAACGCTTATGCTTATAAGCACAGAAGGTCAAGATCCTTCCTCAGAAGTAGAGTATACAGCTGATAATGCTGAAGCTCTTGTCGCTAACTCGTCAGAATTTGACACATGGCTAAACGAGGTAGTTTTTGACTTAGATAACTTTCGTAGCCGAGCAGAAAGTCGAAGCCCTAAAAAGGCTCGAAAGGATGTTTCTGAATCTTGATACTGGAATGACTCGTGATAAGTATTTCACGATGATGGAACAGCTAGGTCAAGAACCGAAAGACGAAGAAATTCCCCCTGATTGGGAAGACCTACCAGAGATATTTGTTTCTGCGGTAAATAGTTTTAATATGTTAGGGGATAGAATGTACCCCGAGATTGGTTATACCGGAAAAGATTATACCAATCTACCTTACTATATAGATTTGTACGACATCCAGGATACTGCGTATTTTTTAGAGATACTCTCCTGGCTCGACTCAAGAGCAATCAAAAAATCTTCTGAACACTTGAAGAAGGAATATGAGAAGCTAAAGAGAAAAAAATAGTGGCTAATACAGTAAAATTAAAGATATCTGTCAGTGATGA